GATATTCTATAGGGCTCACTCCGTGTAAATAATCTTGCCCATCAAATATTGTTAGCGAATTATCTCCAACCTCTAATGATATATCAAGTTCAGGTATAACTAGGTGACCACCCATTACATCTCCTTTAAAAACGATCATATTACTAAATACATTTTTAAAATTACCACTGTCATAATGGTATTTCAGTTGGTTGTTTTTATTTACTATACCACTTGTAAAAACACTATCAAATATTCTCCACTCTTTTTTTACATCTTTTTTTACACGTTCTTTGTGTTCGTTGTATATTCTTGGAAAAAACTCGTGATAAAATTTAGCTACTTCTTTTGCATATCTACTTATTATATAATGTTGTTTAGGATAGTTTACACCCATCGCTGTTGCACTACAATAATCGTGTTTATTTTCTTGTCTTGGATTATATCCAAAAACTGCGCTTGTATTTACAAGTCCGTGTGTTCTTTTGCTTTTTGCATATTTTATGTTTTTAACTGCCCATCGTACATCTGTTGGTTTTTTTGGTAGTGTACGATATAATAAAACTGCTTCATTATTTTCATATATCACAACATCTTCGTTTATATGTTTACTAACATCGCTTAATTTTGCTGTTCTTCTAATAAAATCCCTTTTATCTATTTGTTTTCTTTCAATATCTAATCTTTTCATCTAAGTAATCTTATGTGGCTACCCTTTGGCTGATTTGCTTTGTCTACTATAATAACATTCTTAGGGAATAAATTTAGCATAATATTTATCTCTTTTATTTTCTGATCTAACCTATCATTAATACTTCCTAAACCACCCTCACTATATCTATTAAAATCTAAAAAATAAGTGTTTAATATCAAGTTGCGACCATTTTTTTTCATATGGTAGGCTGAAGCATAATAATCAGGTATGCAACCAATATCAGGATGAAATAAAAATTCAGTCTTTTTTATTGCGCAGCATCTTGTATCTACTAATCCAAAATAACTATACGTGCTTTTTACATAGAAAGCATTACCTGTTGAACACATACCAACAAACTCAACACCAATTTGATCTGCTTTTTTAATTGTTTCTTTTAATTCCTGTATAACTTTTGAAACAGGACACTCAACGAAATCATATTTTTCTTCATCAAATTTTCTACCACCTATAAGATCATCACTTAAAAATATTGCCCATTCGCCATATTCTAATGTTTTTAATGCATAATTAAAATTGTGTTGTATTCCTGTTGGTAGATCGGTTTGTATAACAGTTGCTTTATCCGAAATGTTTTTAAATTTATCTGCGTTTTTATGGCATAGAATTATATGCTCAAAGTCAAGCATTGAGGAAGTTGTGCTATTTTCATAGCGATCATAATACATTAAAAAAGTTTTCATAATGTTTCTTTATATTGTTTTAATAAATATAAAAATACTTGTGTATTATCTTCTAACGATTCTTTGTCTCGTATATTGATTAAATCTTTAATTGTTTCTTCGTAATCATCACTATTAAAATATAGTGTTATTTGTTTTACTTTTGCATTAATATATGTATCTAACTCGTGATCAAATATATCTTTATCAATATTAGGCTCTACATCTTCATCAAAATATATTTTAGGTAAATCAAGCCCCCAGTCAGAAAGTTCTTTTACTTCCCACTCGTTAGCCAATAAATCCCAGTCCCATTCGCCAAAGCTACTATTATCTTTTATAATAAATTCTTCTTGCTGTTTTTCTGTTAAATCTTTCGCTTGTACTATAAACACTTCAGTTAGTCCTGCTTCAACTGCAGCTTTATATCGCATATTACCACCGAGTATTACATTTTGATCGTTCACAATTATAGGTCTTAGTTCCATCATCTTTGGAAAGTCCTTGATGCTTTTTACAAGTTTCTCAAATTTATAACCTTTAATAATACGTGGGTTTTTTTTATTTTCCTGTATTTTTGATATGTGTACTTTTTTTGTCATTTAAATGTTTTATGTGTTTTTAAATTTTTATTTACAGAATTTAACCAACTGCCACTAACAAAATTTTCCATAAAATAATCATTTTTTTTCAATTTATGCCATTTATCATTTGTTTTGTTTTTATAATAAAACTTTGTATAAATTAATTTTTGAGGTTTGTAACTTGGCATAACCTTATTCAAAAACTTTGTTAAAAATCTTGGACCTGTTGTTTGTAACACAAATCTTGCAGTCCAGACATTATAAACTTTTATTTTTATTTTATCATTATAATTATCTACCAATTCATCTAAAAATATTTTAAAACCTATCCAACCTTTTATACAACCAAAAAAGTCATTACTGATTTTCTCGGTTTTCGATAAATGTGAAAAGGTATGAAAAAAGAATTTTTGATGAATTAATGGTGTGAAGTTTTTAATTACAACCATATCAAGATCTGTATATATACCACCTTTCAAATAACATATAGCATATTTCATAAAATCAATTCTTTGTATATCAAATTTAAGATTTTTATAAAAATTATAGTGTTGTGGCATTTTGTTTTTTATTAGTTTGTCGCATTGTTTTTCATTCCATAGTTTATATTTAAAATCGTTATTAATTTTTAAATGCGATTCACGACTTTGTATAAATAATTTTATTTCATTTATTTTTTTATTTTGTATGTTAAAAAATATTTGATGTATTTTTTTTTGTATCATAGCTTTGTTCGTAAAGTATAACTGTCAATATCAGCACCATCTATAAAAAATTGTCTATATGTTGCTATTGCTTCGTATGTTTTTTGTTTACCTGATAAATAAAACTCCTCGCTACATTCCACAATTCCAACATCTAAACTACCTTTATCAATTACTAAAAAATAAAACTTATCAAAACTGACTTTAAACAAAGTGCAATAAATAAACACTTGTACATCATAATGTAATTTGTATGGACTACCTGATGCAAATCGTTTATCGTAGTCCCATAAACCAATATCCATTGTGGTTTTTAAATCAACAACACGATCTCCACACCATACATCAGCCTTACCACGAAAAGGTAACCCATTGATCATACCAATTTTTGGCACTTCATATTGGCATTTTGTTAATAGTTGCATTGCCTGTTCATTTCTATATATAGCATCTTGTAACCTTTCAGTTTCAGATCTTTCTTTTGCTGTAAAAATATTTTTGTTATTTTTCTCTGCTTCTTTAAATTTTTTTGTAGCCCTGCTTTGGACATCTACAAATATTTGTTTTGAAAATTTATCAGGCTCTAATACTGCACAGTGTAATAACCAACCAAGCTTCATTGAGGGAGTTGTTGGTTGAGCATAATCAATAATGTATTTATACTTTTTTGGGCTTTTTAATAAATGTTTTACTGATGAACTACTTAATGCTGCTTTGCCTAAGTAACCATAATAAAAATCATCATCTATCATTTTTTTTTCTAAATCGCTCACTTCCCAAGTTTGCGAATCTAATAGTGTCATTTGCTTCATCTAATTTATTTTCAAGTGATTGTATCTTTTTATTTGTTTCTGATTGCAATAGATTATATTTCTGTTGTAATATATCGTGTTCAGCTTTCAAAAGGTGGGTGTACATATGCATTTGATTGATGCATTTTATTTTATGTTTTGTATTTTCCTGTTTGTTGTTTTCGTATTCTTTTAATAATATTTGTCCTATAAAATTAAAAGCAGCTTCGAAGATTTGTAATTGATGCATATTTATATTTATTACAAAAATAAAAAAAATATTTAACTTAATTAATATTTGTTATTATGGCATCTCTTTCATTTATTAAATAACAGGTTTTTAAAACCTTTTTACTTTTCCATAATGTAGTTTCAGGACACCATAGTTGAGTTGTTTCTTTTATCTTTAAATTATTTAGCCAAAATAAATAGTTAGCTTTCGGATCGTTTACAAAATATAGCTTGACTATATCTTCATCCATTGCCATTAACTTATCGTATTTATATTTTTCTAATAGCTTTTTTTCGTAGTAATCGTTTCTAAACTTCATTTCAATAACACACTCAAAACCCTTTGGTGTTAGTCCTCTTGCATCATAATGTTCAAATTGATTATCACTCCATTTTAAATCCCAGCCTATTATATTCATAATGGCTACAACTGCTTTCTCCCACTTTTGTATGTTATTTATTTCAGACATTCACTAACCTCTCTAATCCATTGATTTATCATTTTTGCATTGCAGCTACAAAAATTAGGTTCGTGATATTTGTGTTTCATATATTTGGCGTGCAGACCACAAAGAACTTGAAAATCTTCATACACCATCTCGTTTTTTAAACTTGATGCAATTTTATGCCACACTTTTTGATCTACAACTTTATCTTGTTCCATTTTTTTCTACGTTCATCGCATCCGCAGTTTGGGTAAATTTTCTTCCAAATGTATCGTATGCCTGTATATTTTGTTATGTAATAAACTAAATCACCTAATCTCATCTTTTAAAATATCTTTTACTTTGTTATAAGTCCTGTATAAACTATAATAGCTTATTTTACTTTGTCTGCTTAATTCTTTTATACTCATACCACCTTCAATAATTCTATAAACCTTTGCATCATACCAAAACATATCATCAAGTTTTTTATTAATTTTCTTATATGTTTTTTCTATATCTTGATCTAAATTATCAAGGGGTGGTGTTTTGTATAAATAATCATCTATATTAATAACATTTATTTTTGCCTTTTTTATTTGCAAATTTAAAGTCATATGCCTTAAACATTGATAAACGTATATATAATTGATGTCTCCTTTGTAACTAATATCTTTGCCATCATCAATGTATTTAATTACTCTAATGTACATTTCTTGTACAAGATCCTCAGCATAGTCTTTCAGTCCAAATGATTTTACGATATTAATCCAGTCCTTATGTCTTTTGGTTAGCTTTTTTTTTAGCTCAGAAGGGTGCATTAATTTGTTCTACTAATGCTAAATTTAGTGTTTTTTTTCCATTAATCTCAAAACCAACATTATTTTTAATACTTTTCATCATTATCGGTTTGTCAATAGGTGTAGGTCTGCCCCCTGTATCATTGTCTTTTACCTTTCTAATATGTATGTAATTATTCATCCAGTCAGTTGGGTGTTGTGTGTATCTATGAATTACTATAAAATCATCAGCCCTGTTTACAAACTTACCCCCACCTTCGACATCACTTGCTAATGGTGGTATGGGGTGTCCTGCATAATCGTGTTGAATTGGGTGTTTTATTCTTAGTGCGTTGGTGGCTGCGTGGGTTGTTAGCCAGATACTAATGTCATTTCTTTTACAAAATAATCTCATCTCACTTGTTGCTTCATAATCATATTCGTGTCCATTTAATCCCTGTAATATATCACGATCCTTTACTAAACTATTATAAGGATCAATTAAAAAGCCATCATAGTTCCAAGCTTGTTTTACTGCTTCTGCAAATTTAATTAGTTGTTTATATGTATATAATTCAGAAGTATCTACAAATTTAAAATGGTCAAAT